AGGCCGGTAGTAGCGTCAAATTAATACAAACTGGTAAGATGAACGTTAGATCTTGTCCTATCAAGACTAAGGAAGTTCCTCTACATTTGTTTGAGGCTATACAATCTGGTGAGGGAGGTATTATCCCGATTCCAGAGCTTGGTAACGTTGGTGATGGTTGTGCGTATAAGTACCCACCCCGGGATGTGGGCGCAGAGCTACGAACCCTGCATGTTCATGCGTCATTGCATGAGGAAGCTGTTGGGCGATGCGACCCGGATTGGGTTAGGCTTGAGGAGTGTTTATCAGCCACGTACGTGGGTCGTCCCCTGGACCCCTCGTTGGCCGACATTGAGGTTTGTACACAGACGGCGAATAGCGTGTCTAGCCCTGGTTATCCCTGGGTCCAGCGTGGTTTCGCCACAAAACAAGCGGTTATTAGCGACCCTAACGCTCTTAAATTAGCTTGGTCTGTGGTGTATTATCGTATGTGCCTTCTAGCTGGTCTCATGGCCAGTGAGCTAGAGTGGTATCGGCTGCATCCAACTGCGGCCGTGTTGGACGGTGTTCGTGACTTTGCCAAGATCTTTATCAAGAATGAGCCTCATAAGCTCAACAAGATTAATGATGGACGATTGCGGATTATTATTTCCACGTCTATCACAGATTACTTGCTTGAGCGCGTGTTGTGGCATAATCAATTGCAGGCCGAGCAAAGAGAGCTGTATAGCCATGGCAACTTAGTTGGCATTGGATTTACAGCTGAGCAGGCTCGGGATTTCACTTATGCGATCCAAAAGAAAGCTGCTGAGCATGATGCACAGCATATACTTTCGATTGATGCTAAAGCCTGGGATTGGTCGTTGACAACAGACGTTATGGCTCTTGAGGTAAAGGTCTATACTCAGCAGGCGCAGCATTACGCTGATTTCTTGCGTGTGGCACATCAACAAACGGTTATGACCCATTGTTACGTGGTCCGCGATGGACGTTGCGTCGAGATGCACCACCGAGGTGGTATTGCATCAGGGATGATGACGTCCGGGCGGCTACGTACGGCTCAGATGAATTCTACCATAGCTTGCGCTTTCGCGCGCTATGCAGGAGCTTCATATGCCTATGCTATGGGGGATGACTGTTTGGCGTTGATCCCAGATGGCGTTTCTTTAGGCTCCTACGAGGAGCTAGGTCCTCGCCTTGGCGATAACGTGTCGTATGACATTGATGATGATTGCGTCTTTGAATTCTGCAAGCATTATTACGCTTTACAGGATCCGGATAGCATACACATGCTTGAAGTCTCCAAGACTGTTTGCCAGTTGATAACGGAGGGTTACACGGAAGAACGCGAGACGTCGCTGTCTAGCGGCGTCTTTCGTGCCTCTAAAGGGCACGCGTCCTTGGCCAACTTACACGCGATCATAGGGTTGATCCGTGGTAAGTTGTAATGTATGCGGGTGCCTTCGCGTCAGCGACCCGCAAATTTGTAAATATTGTACTTTAGGTTAATTTATTATAACTTATTTTGTACTATACTTAATGGCACGCAAAGCTAAGAAGCTTGCGCGCAAGTCCCCCACCAAAAAGGGTGGTAAGGGCGATGTCATCTCAGGCTCAGGTGGTTATTTCGGCAAGATTGCAGGTAAGGCTCTTGCTAAACTACTTGGTAAGAATGAGAAGACCCAGGCGGAGTGGGCCGCCAAAGGCGATAAAATCGGTGATATCGGGTCATCGATCGCTCATCCACTCGCTACCGTATTAGGCCTAGGCAGTTATTCCTTAAAGAAGAACTCCTTCGCCACTGGTGCACCCTTCATGCACTCGCAGGATCCTAGGGCTAGGATTTGCCATAGGGAGTTCCTAGGCAATATCACTGGTTCTACGGCTTTCCAACTCACGTCTTACGATTTAAATCCAGGTCAGGCTAATACCTTTCCCTGGTTGTCTCGTGAAGCCCAGAATTGGGAGGAGTACAAGTTTCATGGCTTGTGCTTCACCTACCGTTCCCTGTCTGCTACAGCCCTTAACTCGGTTAATACAGCGCTCGGTGCCGTTTGCATGGCCACACAGTATAACTCGCTCAACCCTCTGTTCACTACGAAGATACAGATGGAAGATGCGCAGTTTGGTGTGTCCGGCAAACCGGCTACCGACCTTATACACTTTGTTGAGTGTGCGAAAGACGCTAACCCGCTTTGTGAGGGTTACGTCCGCACCGGCCCAGTCCAAGGTGACCAACGTGTCACGGACTTGGGTAAATTCAGCATTGCTACCGTGGGTATGCAGGCTTCAGCAGAGATTGGTGAACTATGGGTCTCATATGACGTTGAATTTGTGAAACCCAAACTCCTGTTTGAAGGGGCCCAGTTGGCACAAGCCGACCATTGGTCTTGGTATGGAAATGTTAAGTTTGCAAATTCCGACTACATTGGAGACAATTTGACTGTTGTCTCCTCCGCGATTGGCGGTACTCTTCCCAATGCGGCTACGTACAACTTTCCGGCTACAGCTAATTCTAGGTATTACATTGTTGTATATACATATGAGAATTTGTCTGATGCCTCTGTTGTTACTATGCCAGACATTGGCTTTGTAAATTGTGTCGGTTGGCTCAACTTTAACACGGCGCCTGGCGCCGTCCCCAAGAATCAGACGGCTAAGGACTCCTTAGGTACAACCGGTATTTGCGGTAACAAGGACCCCAATAGTACCAAATCTGGAGGCTGTGTTGTTGCATTAGTCCATGTGACTAGTGGATCAGCACAGATAACTTTCAGCGGTGGTAACAATGGTGGTGCTGCTACTGTTATGGGTGATCTTATCGTCGCCGCGTACGGCGGCCCTGGTTTCGGCGTGGAGCCATTAATTCCGCGCCAAACGGATGCTGAGATCGAGGCATCCTTGCAGGCCGAGCTGCGTGAGAGCTTCGGCATGCGTCTCGACGAGTTCTCCGATTTCCACAGGTTCTTTATGGACTATCGCACCGTCGAGGGCATTGCCCCCGACATTAAATTGTGCGTTGAGTGGCTCGCTGAGCAACGCGTGGATAACACGCGGGCACCCAATGGGCGTGTGAGGCGTGATGAGCTGCACGGTGTTATAACCGCAGCCTTCAATAAACCCACCGCCTTTAGAGTAAGCCTCGCACCTAGTAACCAAACTGCCTTCAAGCACGCGACTGATCAGGATATTCTTGACTGGTTACAGTTCTTGATGCATAGGCTAACGGTTGAGGACTATCTCGAGGTGTCAGACTCGGGAGATCTTCGTAGGTCTCGCGTTCGAGATCGTCCGCACTTTTGAAGTTGCAAGTTTGTTTTAAATAAGTAATTTCCCGGGAGAAAACCCGGTTAA